ACCCAGCAGTTTTTTGGTTACATCGTCCAGACCTTGAGCGCTAGAAACAACAGAAGTCTGGTCACGGAAAAGCGTTACATTAGACATGATATTTACCTATTAAAGTTTTTTGGAAGGGCGGCGTACAGTAACGGAGTACGCACGGTCAGTATTCATACCCATTGGGAACACATCGGGATGATCCTCTAGGAAGTCCCGCATAGCCCCGTTGCTGATTCTCTTCTCAAGCAGGTATGGTGCTTGATGAGCATTGATGAACTGATACAAAGAGTCCCAGTCCGTCGTATAGTATTTAGTTGCTACACTCCTTATGATTGTCCCATGATTTGTTTTTATGCTTCCAGCACCTAGCTCTTCACAGAGCCTGTTCATCTCGGCTTGTAGCTCCTCCATTTTACCTTTCAGGACCGCTTCCTTCTCTTCGTTCTCTTTTTTCAAAGCGTAGTACGTGTCCCGCAGGTTCAAGAAAGCAGCAGCCAAGCTGTCCGCTGATAATTTTTCAGTCTCCATAATATCCTCGCGTAGTGTTGCGTGATTGCGTATCGACATCTCCCACATAACGTGTGGGGCCAGACATATTATACCAAGAATCAAAGGGTTACGTCAAATATCACCTCCCAAAAAGTTTTTATACATGGACAACAAGTTGTTCTGTGCCAGTGTACGATCTTCCAGCGCCTTATACAACTGCTTCTCTACCCCGCTGCTGCAAAGGTGGACGACCAAACAAGGATTCCTCTGTCCTGCTCTGTGGACTCGGGCATTGGCTTGCAGGTACGTCTCCGCGCTAGTCGTGGGGGAGAACCAAATTACAGTATTTGCTGCCGTAAGTGTAACCCCATGCGCTGCTGCTTGTGGCTGAATGATAAGAACATGAGGCTCTGTGCTCTCTTGGAATTTTTTGAAAATCTCTGTTCTTTTCTTTGGGCTCACGCCGCCATGAATGGCATCGCTAGAGACTCCGTGCTTCTTTAGAAACTCTCCTACGATGTCTATCGAATGCCGGAAAGCACAGAAGATCAGTGTCTTATGAGAAGCCTGCTGTACAACATTCAGCATCTCGTTCAGCTTGTTGGAGGCATCGAATTGTACTGTCTCTCCCGTGTCTGCATAAACCGCTCCGCTTGAAATCTGCAACAACTTACCCAACTGTACTGCGGCATTGACTGCGGAGACTTCCTCTCCCGCCGCTTGTATTAGCATATCCTTACGTAGCTTCTTATAGTATTTCTCCTGTTGTGGAGTCATCGGTACTTCGTATGTGGTATACAACTGCTCTGGCAGGTCTAGGCATTCCTCTGTTGTATAGCGAATCGCCGGTTGGAGTACGCTGTGTACGATCTCCTGAGCATCGGGCTTTGGAATCCATTTGAACTGATTGATTTTTATCATCACCTTGTCTCTGAATGCACCCGCATAGGATGGCACAGCGCTAGGATTCACAATCTTTGCCTGCCCGTATGCGTCCTCTGGCGACTGTGCTGCTGGAGTACCCGTCATGAGCCACACCCATGTATCAGCCCCAATCAGAGAGTTAAAGGCTTTCCATCGTCTTGTCTTGGCATTCTTCAGGTAGCTCGACTCATCGGCAATAATCAGATCGAACCCGCCTACCACTAGCTCGTCTCGCACCACTTCAACCCCGTCATAGTTGATGATGACAAAATCGTAGCTGCCCTTGATTACCTGAATCCGCTGGTCTCTGGAGCCGTGAGCGATGCCTACTCTTCGGTGCATAACCGTCTTGAACAGATCAGAGCGCCATGCACAGTCCATGATAGACAGAGGGCATACGACCAACACTCTGCGAATCGCCCCCATGCTCAGCAGATAATCAGCCGCCCACGCTGCTGCATTCGTTTTCCCACTGCCCATAGCGTTCAAGCAAAAGGCCCGCTTGTGAATCGTCAAAAATGCCGCTGTGTCTTTCTGATGAGCAAACGGGCGGTACATCCCCGGCCATTGGTAGTGCCCCAGTATAGGCGACAGAGGTTTCTTGAAACCAAGATTCTTGAGGATGACAGCATTTCCAAGGTCCCAATGGACCAATACTTCTGAGATACCTTCTTGCTCTCCGACCACCTTAGACTTCTGAATCACTTGTGTAATCTTGTCAGGATTACGTGTACGCACCAAGAGGGCGTTGTTATGCACAATTTCCATCTTCCCTTACCCACCGCTTGAGGAGCGGCAACCTGTTAAAATCGAGACAGTTAGAGGATGTCGTAAGCGTCTTCTATGTCCACTGTTGGTTTAAGTAGCTCTAGCAAATCCATCTTGTGTATCTCAGGATCATGCACCCAATTCCGTGCCGTTTTATAGCAGTGCTTGCGCTCTCGCTTGGCTACAGCAAACGTAAAGTTTATGAACTGCTCTATATACCGCTCTACTACGTCATTGGGTAGCCCAGAGTTTGCGGCTATCTGTCTAACGGCTGTTGGTGTAACTCTCATTTTTTCTTCTTGGGTGCGTCATAAGTCGCCGCTGGCTTGTGATTGCTGGAACGCTTGAAGCTACGGTTTTCAGAGGGAGATGCTAGGAAAAAACCATCCTCATTGCCCCCGCCTTTCGAGAGGTTCTTCTTATGAGCGATGTCCTTACCTTTGCGGTTTACTCCTTCCTTGTCCAGCTTCCTACGTAGTGTCTGACGGGCCAGCTTAGCCTTCAGCACACCCCCATCTTTCTCTTGGCGGGCTTTCTCATTTTCCCAGTCTTTCTTCCAGTTTCTTTTCTTTTCGGCCATTAGAGTGATCCATTATGAGGGCATTGAGTACGGCACCACTTAGCACAGAGTCCGTTAGGTTTAGGATTCCACACGTTTGTATTATAAGCCATTTCTCTTTGCGTCAACAGCCCATGCAGGTCAGCAAAAATCTCGAATGCCTTCTCACGAGTGTACTCTGATTTGATGAAATCGCCAGATACAACAAACAGCAGCCCTGCCTTGATCTTCTCTAGCTCGGGGTATTTGGCAAACAAACACGCCGCCATCAATGCTAACTGTCGTGGGTCTGCATACCGTGCATTCTTATTGGTCTTGTAGTCTACAAGCCATCCCTTGGGTCCATCGACAATAACAAGGTCAGCAACACCGCGAAACCAAACATCTCTATCTTTGAAACCACAAGCAACAAATCTTCCATCTTCTTTTTTCAACCCTACCTGCAACTCACATATCTTTTCGCCGGGGATGTTGTTCAGCTTTTCCAAATAAGGAAGCACAAACCCAAACCGGGGAGGGATAGGTTTGCCATCCCTCATAAACTCTTCACACGCCAGATGAAGCTCCTTGCCATAGATCGTGGCATCGCTGTCTGTGTATTTTACTTCCTTGGTAACTCTCTCACTCTCGTACTTGCGATGGCAGGTATCGAAGAGCTTGATGCTGCTGTAGCTCCATGCTGGCGGTGTTTTACTCATTTGATAGTTTCTTCATCTTAAACGACAGGTCTTCCCCGAACCCCCCCTCTGCATCCAACGGCATATCCGGTAGCCATGCTGGAGCCTTGCGTAGCTCAGTAATAATATCTATCCGCGCTTGCTCTGCCTCTTCTGCACGGACGGCACAGTATAGCGCATCATGGATCGTAAGGCCAACAGGATACCGCTTGTGGACCCTGACCATCGACTCACCCATCACACACCGCGCCAATGCCTGAATGACGTTCTGATAGCACTTGGCCGGATGTATGTGGACCAACCCTTTTCTCGTGCTATACACCCATTGTTTCCGACCTTGCTCATCTTCGGTAATCTTGAGGCCGGGGTATGCCATGAACAGACCAGAGGGTAAGCGAATGCCCCTCCTACCCAGCACATCCAACTTCAACCCCCCTAGCCCTATCGTGATGGCTTCATTATTTACGATAGCCTCAAGTGCTCTCCCCGCATCGTACCAAGCAGCTCTGACCTGCGAGTAATCTTTGCGGTAGATGTTTACCACGTTTTGAGAGAACTCTTCTCCAATATCCCTACCCGACAGCATCTTGCATTGGGCTCTTAGCTTCTTGGCTCCCGTGCCATAAATAAGAGAGAGCGAAGCGGTCTTGCCTACAAAGCGTTGGTCATCATCTACACTCTCATAGGCCACATCAAATGCCTTAGAAGCAAAATCCTTATATAGATCAAGCCCATCACCCAGCATCTCCAGCTTATCGATCTGCCCCGCAAAAGCCAGACCCACACGTAGCTCAATGTTCGATAAGTCAGCACCGACAATGCTGTACCCCATAGGAGCGATGATAGCTTTCTTTAGCTTCGACCCTCTTGGTATGTTCTGAAGGTTGATGGAATCTACCGCACTCCAGCGCCCAGTGATAGCCCCGTAGTATTTCAGCGGTACAGGCAATGCTCCACCTGCCTCATGGATTCTTATGAATCTCTCGGTTCTCGTCTCTTCGATGGTGCTCTTTACCCCAAGTCTAGCGGCTACAATCGCTTGGACTCTTTCATCTTCATGCTCTAACAACGCCTTGAACGCTTCATCACTCTTGGCGAAAGCATAGGTTTCCTTACCTGTTGTTGGGCTTATTTTAGTCGGAGGCTCCACACCAAAACTCTTTAAGACCTCAGCCAGCTTGGGGTTGCTCATCAGGTCATCTTTTACGATGCCGCATTCGTCCAGTAGCTGCTCCTTTCTCTGCCTTACATTTTGCAGATGCTCCTCAAGAATGCCTCTGTCTAGCTCGAACTGCGGCATGGTGTGCATCTTGATCGTCATGTCGATCAACGCGATCTCGGTCTTGTCAAAAGATGAAGCTAGTTGTCGAAACAAATCATAAGTAAGGGCGACATCGTTTTTGCA